GATAGGATACTGACAGGACCGTATGGGCAACCAGGAACCAGAAAAGGTATGCTGGCAACGTAATTTGAAGTTCGACATCCATAGAGTAACTCCTAATGTGAAAGACCACGAAACTAGCACCACGATGTCCAAGCAAACACCATGGTTCGACAGAGGCCTCGTAGTTATCGAGGTACCCTGGATGAACAGGGTGTGTGGATTAAACCTTTGCGAGCATGTACTGAAACACGGGTGAAGCTAACAGAGCATTAGGAGAAAACCCCTTTTGACCATTGGAATCTTTTCTCCTCACTGCCTCACAAGCGCGAAGAAAATAGTCGGGGTCTCTCTTAACCCTAGCTAAATTTTGCTTCGCAAATTCGTCATTGCATGCCAACCAATCACAAAGCTGTGTGGCTGAGGGGTGGTGTTGGCAATACCCCGCTTGCTGCACATAACGAATTGTGTCATAATCATCCGCTCTGTACTCTGCGTCATCTGCTCTCTCATGTGAACTCATAGCATTCGTTGCATGCATAATGGGTCTCACACCGACATTAAGTTTGTCCACAAGATAAGAGACATGATGAACATTCTGAAGAAATGTCACCACATCCTTCTCGTAAGCAGACTTGTCTGGAGAGAGTGTCATGCCCAGATGTTCGGACAGCACGCCGGATATGTCGGCCATAGATGGGTCACCATTAAAAGTGATCAATCCATCGTCCCCTTGAAAATATGCGGAGGAGATTGTGCATTTAAGCACTTTCGCCGCATAGGCCATCACCCAAGCGTTAACGTTACTGTCAGTCATGTTGGTCATCACACAACCTGACGGCATCCCTCCAGTGCGCGCCGATCCGGGTAAGACGACATAATCGCCACCCTCGCCGTCACCATCTGGTAGAATAATGCCCGACCTCTTAACGACCTCCTCACAGAAATCAATAAGAGGTGAAGCTTCCGTGACAAACCACGAGCGGTAAATGGAATACACTTTCGATATAACAGAAAACGGTATCGATTGATCGAACCGTTTAAAATCTATCGAAAGTATCCGCTTCCCTGATGATAGGAGGCGCGTCACCTCAACATCGACGGCATGAGACGAGTCCCATGCACAAAAGGTAGGAATCCTTTTCAGCTCGTCGAAAAGAGGCTTCTGGATGGTTTTCTCCAGATTAGCTAACGCGCGTGGCATCATGTAGATGAGTCGTATCTTAGCGCATCCTCCGGGATTTAGATCATCGTGGGGGGGACCCAATGGTTGCCCACGGTAACCGGGTAATGCAGGAAGGACTGAGATCCAGTCTGGATCAGCCCCACTATCCCATATGTCATGTGAGATAGCAAGTACCCGCTGAAAG